ATAAATTATTTGGATAATAGTCTTGTAGATGAAGTGCGTAATATAGATAACATATGGACAAGCAATGGATATAATGATCGACCTTGAAACACTAGACACAACGCCTTATTGTGTTATACTCAGTATTGGTGTTGTAAAATTTGATCCAAAAGGCAATGGCGTAATAGAAAAACTATTATTGAAGCCAACAGTAGACGATCAAACAGAAATACATAACAGAGTAATTCGTGATGATACAATAGTATGGTGGAGCCAACAAAAACCTGAGGCATTGGAAAATGCCTTTAATGAAGAGGGGCGTACTAGCTTCCGTGACTGTATGGAAAAGTTATATAAATTTTGTTGGAATCATAGAGCAGTATGGAGTAACGGGGCAGCGTTTGACGTTGTTGCGTGTGAGACAGCACTGAGTCAGGCACTTTCAGACTATACTAATCCCGTACCCTGGCCATACTATACTGTACGAGATACGAGAACATTGTTTGATATTGCCGGTGTTAAATTAAAAGACGGTGGGCATGTTACAAAACATACAGCACTTGATGACGCAGAGCATCAAGCACTTACTGTGCAAAGAGCCTATAAGAAATTAATTAAATCAGGATTAATTACGCCATAATGAGAATTGATAGTGATATTGATATTGACTTTGATAATCGTGATTTATTACTAAGCAAAATCAAACATATTCCTGCTAGTATGCGTAAAGTTAATCCAATACGCAAACATAGTACAGGCGTATATGTCACAGATATACCCTTTGACCCAACAACTGATATGGCTAGTATTGACTATAAAGAAGCCGAAAAGCGTGGCTACTTTAAATTAGACTTTTTGAATGTACACGTTTATGAAGGTGTTCGTGATGAAACTCATTTAGTAGAGTTAATGCGTGAACCAAATTGGAGCAAATTGTATGATTTTGCTTTTGTAGAAAAATTAATACATTTAAATAATCATTATCAAAGCATCAAAAAAATGCCTGAACCTATTAATAGTATACCACGACTAGCTATGTTCTTAGCTATCATACGCCCAGCAAAGAAACATTTAATTGGTTTACCATGGAAAGAAGTCGCTAAAACTGTATGGAACAAAGATGATGATGGCTATACTTTTAAACGTAGTCACAGTATAGCATATGCTCATCTAGTTATTGTACATATGAATCTACTAACAGAGCAGGGATTTTAGGGCATTCGTTTTACTAATGTAATACTACGTCTTTTAATACGGCGTTTGTTAATTTCACTAATACTTACTACGGGTCCATGTAATATTATAAGACTTTTATTAGCAAATGTTCTAAGATATATTTTAAATGGATCCCACTCAGTTTTTAAAAATAGATTGATTGGGATAGTTCTATTACTTTCCCACCACCAATTGTCGCCTAATTCTAAGAATTTTTCTTTAATTGCTGGGTCTACTATACTTCCATAATCATAAATTGTAGTGATTAACTCATCACGATTTTGAACAATTCCTACATAATCTTGACCCGCATGGCTACAAACCGTTATGAACGGGTGATTTTCAGACAATTTAGCAAAGAAATCTTTATCTACCATTATGTGATATATTTAGACTTTTTTATCCCAATATAAAAATTAAGTGAATAAATATAGTAAAGGAGATATTTTGTGAGTGCTACTGGTCCATATACAACTGCTGTGTTCTTATATACACAGCGTACTATAGTAGTTACACTACAAGGTTCAAGTCCAAGGAGATTTATGCCAGTTTATTCAAAACCATTACAAGTCAGCAAGGGTGTAGATAATCAACTACAATTTCAATTTTTGAATCAAGATCAAAAACCTGTAGATGTCACTAACCTTGAAATCACATTCAGAGCAATAGATAATACTGGAAGTGTTATATTGTGGCAACAAAGTCTTACCCCTGTATTTCCAGCAAATGGCATAATGCAACTTAATATCTCAGCTAGCACATTAGTGCCAATCACTGCACAACAAGGGTATTATACACTAAGTATTCCGTCAAGTGATGGGTCATTAAACTTACCAGTTTATATTGATGGATCAGCAGCTAGTCGTGGCGATTTATATATTGTAAATGCTGTATTGCCTAGTGTACAACCCTCACTAAGTGTAACCATCCCAACATCACAAGGGTTCCCGAATATACGTGACTATGTTACAGACATTTATACAGATTTGGCTGAAATTACAACTTTCTATAGCAGTGTAATTGAAACAGACGGCAACCAATATTTGACACTTCAAACACAGTATTATGAATATGATGGGTATGTAACTATTGAAGCAAGTTGTACAGGCAACGACAGTTGGGCGCCAGTATTCAATGTCGCATATAGCAATATTACCGATACAATTGGATATGTATTAGAAGGTTATTATCCATATGTGCGTATGGCGTTTACAGCAAATGGTGCCAACGTAGCAAATGGTACAAATATTGTAAGCAATATCTACGCCAGATAACTTTACTTATATAATTCAATAAGTTATAATATCTAGATGTTTGAGATATTAAGTCTTATTCCTGGCAAAAAGAAAAACACAAGCAAGGGCTGGCATAGCTTTAATGCCCCATGCTGTCAGTATCGTGGGCACAAACCCGATAGACGTAGCAGAGGCGGAATAATTTTTGATGGGCAAAATCATTGGTCTTATCATTGTTTTAATTGTGACTTTAAATGTTCTTTTACATTGGGTAAGGCACTAACTAAAAATACAAAACTATTATTAAGATATCTTGGCATTGATAGTGATCAAATAAGTCGTTGGAACTTTGAAAGTTTACAACATAAAGACTTATTAGACTTTACTAGTAAAAAAGAAAAACGTACAAAAATTAAGTTTGATACTGTTGAAATTCCAGAGAGTGAAATACTAGATAAAAATAATAGTAAACACAAAGTATACGTTGATTATCTTCAAAAAAGAGGCATAACTATTGACGAATATCCTTTTTTAATTACGCCAACTGCTATGGCACGTAATAAAAATAGGATCATTATACCCTTTACTTATAAAAATAAAATTGTTGGATATACCAGTAGATTTTTAGATAGTAATACTCCCAAATACATCAATCATCATCAAACAGGATTTGTATTTGGTATGGATTTTCAACAACCACATTATAGATTTTGTATAGTTGTTGAAGGAGTGTTTGACGCAATTAGTATAAATGGCTGTGCGGTATTACATGATACCATAAGCAATGAGCAGGCAGAGTTACTTGGTACACTAAACAGACCAGTGATTGTTGTGCCAGATCAAGATAAAACAGGTTTAGCACTATGTGAAAGAGCATTGAGTTTAGGATATAATGTAAGTTTGCCAAACTGGGGTATTGGTATTAAAGATGTCAATGATGCTGTAATAAAATATGGCAAACTAGCAACATTGTTAAGTATATTAGAAAGTCAAACTACAAGCAGAATTAAGATACAAATGAGGAGAAAAGAAATTGCTAAACGATTATAATGTTGAAGTACAAACATTATTTTTGCGTATGATGGTAACTAATGCGGAGTTGTATACCCGCGTTATGAATATTATGAATCCAAAGAACTTTGAAAGAACACTAAGACCAGTGGCAGAGTTTATTGTTGACCATACAAAAAATTATAATGTAATGCCTGAACTTAATCAAATTAAAGCAACTACTGGCATTACTCTTGAACTTATAGAAGAACTTGATGAAGGACATTGTAATTGGTTTTTAGAAGAATTTGAGTCGTTTACTAAAAGACAAGAATTAGAAAGAGCAATATTAAAATCGGCAGACTTGTTAGAAAAAGGCGAATATGATCCAGTAGAGAAGTTAATCAAAGACGCTGTACAAATTAGTTTACAGCGTGACATGGGTACTGATTACTTTGCTGATCCTCGTGCTAGATTATTGGCATTAAAAAGTAGTAATGGGCAACTTAGTACAGGTTGGCCTAGTATGGATAAAAAACTATATGGCGGTTTCAATCGTGGCGAACTACAAATCTTTGCTGGTGGCAGTGGAAGTGGTAAAAGTTTGTTCTTACAAAATCTAGCTGTTAACTGGGTTCAGCAAGGTCTTAACGGCGCATACATCACACTTGAATTAAGTGAGGGGTTAACAAGTATGCGTATTGATAGTATGATGACACAAACAAGTAGTCGTGATATCTTTCGTGAAATTGATAATGTTGAAATGAAAGTTAAAATGGCAAGTAAAAAAGCTGGTAAGTTTCGTATCAAATACATGCCAGCACAAAGTACAGTTAACGATATAAGATCATACTGTAAAGAATTACAAATACAAACTGGAACAAAAGTTGACTTTTTATGTGTTGACTATCTTGACTTGATTATGCCAGTCAGCGTAAAAGTAAGCCCCAGCGATTTGTTTGTCAAAGACAAATATGTTAGTGAAGAATTGCGTAATTTGTCTAAAGAACTAAATGTATTATTTGTAACAGCAAGTCAGTTAAATCGTGCTGCGGTAGAAGAAATCGAGTTTGATCATAGTCATATTAGTGGTGGTATCAGTAAGATCAATACTGCTGATAACGTGTTTGGTATTTTTACTAGTCGCAGTATGAAGGAAAGTGGAAAATATCAGTTACAATTAATGAAAACTCGTAGTAGTTCGGGTGTGGGTCAGAAGATTGAACTTGCGTTTGACGTAGAAACATTACGTATTACCGACCCTAACGAAGACAGTGACAATAGCACCGTGCCGCAATCTACTCCTAACGAAATACTTGGAAACATTAAAACAACTAGTATAATTACAAAAAATAACGAAGTTAGCCCTGTTACTAGTCAATTTTCTGGGGCTAGAAAAGATATCCTATCATTGACTAGACAATGCCAAACTGAAAACCTTCAAAATCGATAAATACAGAATAGGATATCCTTATGCAAAAGAAAACAAGAAGTCTTTTAGAAGAATTAGAATTAGTTGGTAATAATCGTGATATTAATTATATTATAGAAAGTCGCGCCAACAATGTTATTGCTAGCGCAATCAACTTGCTTGAGTTAATTAATAAGCACTACAGTAACGAAAAAGCTGAAATTTTAGAAAAAAAATTACTTAATGCTATTAAAAATAAGGATAACGCCAAGTTTAACAGATCATTAAGGAAACAAGATGAAAATAAATGATATTGTTAACGAGGGCGCATTAGACAACATTAAAAAGTTTTACAATGTGTATAAACAGCAACCTGCTAACCGCGCACAACGCATTGAATTAAATAGACAAAACCAGGGATTGCCAAATACCTTTAAGGATATGTTCAAAGGTGCCACTCAGCCATTTCAAATAAATCAAAATTGGTATAACAGAACATATGCCGAAAATTACAAAGAAATAATGGATGAATTTAATCGTGATAAGGCAAATGGTAAACTGCCAACAAATGAAGATGAATGGAATAGATGGTTAAATGAAGTAGTATTTCCTAGTGAGCAAGAAGATTCTAATTGGAGTAATTACGAAAAAACAAAATTACAACCTTACTATCAAAAAGCATTTACTGAACTTGCGCAAATGTTTGCCAAACAGGGGGAAAACGTTAATCCCTCTAATGGATTCAAACAACTAGCAGACAAAATTACAAGGTCTATAGCATATGATTTGCCAAAAATTGCTGCCTCACAACCAACAAGAAAATCAACTACACGTGGATTTATTACAAAACCTCCAATAGAACCAGCTGCGCAAGCTGGACAAACCGAATTGGATTTAGGAGTACCTCCACAAACTGTACCTGCTCAAGCAAAACCTAAAGTTAAGAAAGATCCAAACACTGGTGAATGGGTATCCACAGATACTGCGACTGCTCAAGCACAACCTGATCAAGCGCAAACTAATAGCAACGCTGTAAAATTTGCTGACGTAGTGTACTATCCAACAGAAAAAGGTTGGATAGCACAAAATAGCGCAGGCGGTGTTAAAAAAGGACAAGTTGCTGATGCTAATACAACACAATTACTTAATAAGGCAAAAGATGCTAAAGAAAGAGGACTTGCTGAATCAATAAGAGATTTATCCAATAAAATTGACCGTATAAGTTTAGTCGAAAGCAAAGGACACTTAGATCATCCTGAAGATTTAGTTTTACTTCATGGTAGTCAAGGCGCACAACAAGCAATTTCGGCTATAGAAAAAACAATTAAACAGCCTAAAAATATAAGCATTAAATGGGACGGTTACCCTGCGCTTATATTCGGTCGTGGTCCTAATGGTAAATTTAGTATCATGGATAAACACATGTTTAATAAAAAAGATGGCAGTGGCCGTAACATTTATAGCCCTCAAGATTTTGTAAAATATGATGCAGCCAGAGGCGTAAATCGCGGTGAATTAGAACGTATAATTAGTGAGATATGGCCTGGTTTAGAAAGAGAAACAAAAGGCACTAAAGGATACTATTGGGGCGACTTATTATTTCATAAACCATTAGCACCAAACAGTGAGGGTTTATACTCATTCAAAGCTAACCCCAATGGCATCACCTATACAGTAGATCCAAGTAGCGATCTCGGTAAACTAATGACTAAGAAAATAGCAGGTGTTGCTGTACATCAATATATTGACCCCTATGCTCAATCCACTGATGAAGCAGTATCATTAAATGGAACTATAGGACAATTACAAAATAATAGTAATGTTGCTATTGTTCCCAGTGCTTTACCAAACATACCAAAACTTAAAATTGATACTAAAGCATTAGCTAATGCTAAAAAAGTATTGTCAAAAAATGCTAGTGTTATTGACAATTTTTTAAATAATGCGCCTCAAGCTAAAAATGCGTTTTCAAACTTGTTTACAGTCTATATTAATAAAAAAATTATATCAAATAATCTTGAAAATTTAGTTAATGATTTTTATAGCTTTATTGAAACACGTAATATGACTACAAGTATGAAAGCTAAAATAACTGATTATTTAAATAAAAATAAAGCAGGCATAAAAGCATTATTTGAAACATGGATTAGCATATACAATCTAAAAATGAGTATTGTACAACAATTAAACTCAGCAGCAAGTTCAAGCCCAGTTCAGGGATATTTAGACAATGGACATCAGACTCAAGAAGGATTCGTCAGTCAGGGGTTAAAATTCATTGACAGATTGGGTTTCAGTCGCCAAAATTTAGCCGGTAGATAGCCAAAACCATTGATTTTTTTGTTTCTTGTATAAATACTATCATGCTACAGTAGGTAGCAACCATATATAGGAATTAAAAAAATGGCACAATTTACACGTACAAATGGTGACTTTCAACCAGTATTACACTTAGACTATCCTGCGTATACAAACAGTGGTGTTAACACAAACACAAATGGCGCAGTTGTTCAACCACAAGGTCCAAAATTAGACTTTTTCAACTTCGTAGTTGCAAACGTACAAGCTAACGGCACAGTAACTCAAACAGTTATTCGTACAGTTGAACAATTAGCAACAGTTATGATTTATCAAGTTAACGCCGGCGGCGGTGGTAAC